ATGGACTAAAAACTACATCAAAAAAGAATTCGAAAAAAGAAAAAATAAGGGGAACAAAGAATGAGTAGAAACACTATTGTAAACGGCAACAACGTACCACAACTTCTAAGACCTAGAACTAAAATCAAATACAGAAAAAGAACACAAACAACCGGAAATTTAGGCGAAATCATACCTTTTTATGTAAACGAACTAGTACAAGCAGGAGACACTTTCAAAATCGACTTATCGTCCTTTAGCAGATTAACAGTATCAAATTATCCATCTATGGACAATTTATTCCTTGACATTTACCTCTTCAAACAGAACAAAAACAACCTCGTTAACGAATTTGCTCCATTCATGGGAGAAAACTTAACCGGAGCTTTCGAACAACAGTACGAGTACGAAATACCTAAATTAAAATTATACGGCTCCCATACATCCGCAAGAAGTCTCATAAACAGACTATACGGACTAAAATTTTTTAAGAATGAAATCACAAAAGATAACGGAATATTTGTCTCCGCTTTACCACTAATAACATATTGGCAAATGTGGAACGACTGGTTTAGAGACCAAAACTACATGCCGTTACAGATATTACCATCAATGGGCATGTATAGCGGAACTAACCACACACCTATATACATTAATAAAGCAACTCTAAATAATATTTACCCGACAAACCTAAGTACAATCTCAACAGACCCATACTACACAGGCGGCGCAACAGATACAGATTTAATATATAACTGGTATACTTTGGGTAAAGCTTGCAGATTCCACGACTATTTTAGCACAATCATACCCGAGCCGCAAAAAGGCGACCCGACCAGAATTCCATTAACCGGCGAAGTAGAACTTGAAGTCTACGGTACAGGCAAAGGATTAATGTTTACAGACGGCACTGGAAACTTTGGAACAACCGTAAACGGACAAATTGATAATAGCGCTACTCTTAAAGTAAACACAGTTACGCAAGGCAACGTTGAAGTCGGAAAAAATCTAGGAAACGGCTCAACAATAGGCACGCTTTATAACGTCATCGGCGTACCTACCAAAGAACAAATTGGAGACAACGAAAGCAACGACAGCGGACTTATGGCAACCCTAAACTTTGCCGACGCCATAATTGGCACTATGAACGATATGCGTACGTTAGTTTCAGAACAACACTTCATTGAAAACAACGGAATTTTCGGTACTCGTGAAAAAGAAATTTTACGAGCAAGATACGGCGTTATATCATCAGCAGTAACAACACACACCGTTGAATACCTCGGCGGAAAACGAATTCCGTTAAATATGGACACAATATTACAGACTTCATCTACCTCAAGTGAAAGTCCGCAAGGTAATGCGGCAGGATATTCTGTTACATTCGATGCAGACGAATTATTCGTCAAATCGTTCGATTACCCAGCAGTAATCCTTGGTGTTGCAGTCGTAAGACAGAACCACAGCTATAGCCAAGGATTAAGCTGTCAACATACAAAATTCAAACCACTTGACTACTGGACACCTGAATTCAATAACGTTGGATGCCAACCCATATACATGAGCGAACTATTCCTTGACGTTGAAAACCAAGAAAACAATAAAAAAGTATGGGGCTATAAAATGCCGTGGCAAGAATATAGAGAAGAACCTGACCAAGTCACCGGTATGTTAGCACCTGATTACGAAAACTCACTTGATGTTTGGAACTATGCAGACGACTACGCAACCGCACCAGTTGCCGGCATATCATGGTTACTTGAAACGCCGCAGTATTTAGACAGAACATTAACCGTTACTTCTAAAAACACAGACCAGTTTATGTTTGACTTCCAATTAAACATAACAAAAGTAACCGAAGTACCATACTTCTCTATTCCTGGTTTGGATAAATTCTAATGGAACCGAACGAGGAATATAAACAAATTATGCAAGCGGCGGACGAAAATATCCGCCGCTGGCGTAAAAACCTTAAAACAGTAGACGAATTATGGACAGAATGCAAAAGACTCAATTTAGTTACATCCAACAGTTTGCACGAGAAAAAGGTTACAATCAAACCAAATTCTTGCCTTCCTGCACCACGCAAATCGTCGAAGAATTGAAAAATCAAAAATATTACCTAGGGAGAAATAGACGCAATGGGATTATTCAGCAGTATAGGCGGGTTAGTAAATGACCTAACCGGGGCAAGCAGCTCCGCAAAGAGCAGTTATAAATATAACGCAGCACTTCAAAATCAGAACTGGGCGCACCAAAAAGAAGCCATGCAAAACGCTCACCAGTGGGAAGTTGCCGACTTAAAAGCAGCAGGACTTAACCCTGCTCTATCAGCAGGCGGAAACGGAGCAAGTACCGGCGGAGCTGGCGGAGGCGGCGGAGGTGTAAACGCTCCAATGGGAGATTTAGGAGGACTTTTAAACGTCCTGACAAGCTTCGGAAACCTTGCAAACTCAACCAAAATGACAAATGCACAAACCGGATTGCTAGACGCACAGACAATAGCACAAATCACCAATAACAAATACATTGATGATAATATGAAATCCGCAATTTTAAACACTATGGCGGATACTTCATTAAAAAAAGCAATGACAAAAAATTCCGCAGCAGATACAGCCTTAAAAGGACAGCTAAGAGCAACATCCGCAGCAGATGAAAAAGTTAAAAAAGAACAAGTATTTTTAAACCGCGCTCAAACTACCGAAAGCGCAGGACGAACGGCGCAAATGAGATACGGAAAATTAGCAAATGTAATAGGAACCGAAAAGGCACAAGAAACATTTGAATTAATAAATAAAATAGGAATAACAGGAAAAAATGCAGAAAAATTAATAGACAGCATTTGGAGATTAATAAAATTAATAGACAGCATTTGGAGATTAATTAAATGAGTTACACAGTAGGATTAAACAACGACCTTGACTACGGCGGAGCAAGAATTCGCAACGGAGTTAACACCGCTTATAAAGCAGGTAAAACAATCGAAACAATAGCAGAAATAGCCAAACTATTTGTTTAATATGACCAAAGGAAAAGGCGCGGAAGACGCGCACCAACTATTTTTTTATAGTTGGTGTCAGTCAGCCCTTATATATCAAGTGTATAAGGGCTGACCTTTTTTTTAGAAAAAAAAGTAGGTAAAAATGACTTGCACATCACCCCTTCACCTATACTTAAGAGGTACATACCCGGCTTATGTCTATTCAGAAGACGAACTACACCAGCTCAACAAACCAAAATTTCAAGAATGGCCGGGACACTACCATATCAAAGTACCTTGCGGCAAATGCCTAGCATGCCAACTAGATCACGCTAATGAATGGGCTACCAGGGCATGGGCAGAAGCTCAATGCTGGCACGATAATTGTTTTATAACATTAACATACAATTCAGCAAGAAGAGACACAAAACGAAAAGGCGGACTAGACCAAGAATGGAATTTACCACTAACAGAAAACGGAGAAATGACACTCTGGCCCAAAGACGTCGTCAGATTTATGAAAAGACTACGAAAAGAAGAAAACGGCACAGATTTCTGGCATAATCCTATTACACAAAAATTAGAAGCACCAATAAGATTTTTAATGTGCGGCGAATACGGACCAAAAAACGGACGCCCTCACTATCACTTGTGCTTATTTAACTATAAGCCTAAAGACTTAATATTCGATAAATATAACCACCATAAACAACCACTTTACAAATCAAAAACACTTCAAAGAATATGGGGACATGGGTTTGTCATCGTCGGAAACCTCGAATACGAAAGCGCATGCTACGTCGCAAGATACACGCAGAAAAAAACCGGAATAATAAACAAAAAATACAAAAAAATAGACGTCGAAGAAATAAACGAAAAAACAGGAGAAATAAAGCTAAAAACAAAAAGAAAAATCATCAAAATTAAAGGTAAACCGGAACAAGAATACATTAATATGTCCAGAATGCCGGGCATAGGATTAAACTATTTTAACACACACTTCCAAGAAATAAAAAGAAGTTCAGGAATACTCATCAAACAAAAACTAAAAAAAATACCAAAATACTTTAAAAAGAAATGGGAAAAAAGAGACTGGGAAGACTATCACAAATGGAGATACCAAAATATAAAAATAGGTAAGGAGCTATGGGAAAAACTACTAAACGGAACGTATCCACAAGAAATACCTTTACACATTAAAGAACAATGGTACTTAAAAAGAATAAAAGAACACCTTGAAGAAATAAATAAAACCAACAAATTACCAAGAGATACACAACTATATGAAGATACTTGTTAAAACAGCCATAATTAAAAATTATGGACTTTTTTAACAAGTTACAAAAAAAATGTATTGACTTTAAAAAACTTCTGTATAACCATAAAAACACGGTTAGCGGGGAAATTTTGTCGCCCCGCTAGCTATCAGGAGAAGACCATTGAAGAAAAAAATCGAAGTTTACGAAAAACTCACCTTTTGGGAATATTGCAAACGAAAAATTTATGACTTCATATGGGACATATTAAGCATTATATTACTAATTTTTGGTCTAATCTTATTAACAATAATAATAAAATTAGCAGAAAATTAGACAAATAAAACGCATAATAACTCTTATGTATCCAACAGTATAACCTACAACTATCGTGTTGGTTCCACGTCAAAAGCTAAAAATTATAGATATGGCGAAGCGTTTAAAGAAAAGACAACCAGAAGTGAGGGGATATCCTGTAATTCGTACGCTAATTGTTATATCGGATGCAGCTGTGCAAGCGGATGGACACAAGGTACGGCACCGTCCAGCGGGGAATATGTCTGGGCAACGGACAACAGATATACCGGGGTGAACAGCCTGTCTGTCGGCAGCGGCTTGAATGCCTCCGGCACTGTCGACGCCCAATCAGCCTCTTCGGGCATTTCCGCATCAGGTTTGAGCGCCGACTCGGGTGCAGGTATCTCTGCGAAATCTTCCGGCTCCGGAAACTACTCTGTTTCCACTATGGGTACTTCCGGCGGTATGACATGCTATAAAAAAGCTTGCGACTCCGGATACTATCTTGATGCTCCCGATTCGACAGCATTTAAATCTACATCAACAACCGGAGCGGCAGGATTAACCTGTTATAAGGCAACTGGCTGTAAAGACGGCTATACCTCTACCGGCAAAGGAGCCAAATACAGCTGGCATGGTATGAATTGTAACAGAGAAACAACTTACTATCTTTGCAGCACAAGTTATACAGAAACGAGCATACAAAGTGAAAGCAGTTTTTCAGCAACATGTCCGGCTAATACAGTTGTGATCAGTCGTTATCATTCAGGAGATGAGAATGGAGACTCACAACTCAGATGCAGTACTTTCGCGGCGTACTATTCGGAAAACGGTAATAACAGACCTTGTAGAGGTGAACAGGTTAGAGGCGTAACGATTACTGTAGAAGACAGACATTGGCTGGATTGGAAAAAAGAAAGTTGTAAAAAGGATAAAGGTTGTAACGGACAAAACCCAATAGGATACTATAAAGCCCCTGATGGTTATGTATTTACAGGAAGAGAACACAGCGGCGATGAAAATGATAATTCAAGATGGGAAGTCGGCAGAGTCTATGTCAGTGATGGAAAGACCAAAAAACCAGTTACAATGTATGGCTATACTAACAGTGGCAGTTACAAGGAAAAGCATGGCGAAAATGGCAATGGATTTTCGGGCAAAAATGGAGCATATATGATGACCGGACGTTATCATAAAGGAGATGAAACGAAAAATTCTTGGTACACCAGTGCCAAAGCCAAAGTTGATTTATATTAACTGAGCCTGTCGTAAAATGCATATTTATTTGTCCAATAAGTATGCATTTTACACAGAAATATATACTTCATTATGGTAACAGATAAAGGTTTTGAGAATATTTTTGACAAAAAATATATAATAACCCTTGATTAATAAATAAGTTATGATAACATACCGTTGTTTTCGTACTTATTTTGTCTCAAAGAATTATGCTTTTTATAATTTATAAAAGGTTTTTATCTTTTCATAATTCTGGAGATTGGTGCGGATATATAACTTCTGATTAAAAGTGATAATCAATTATAGTTTAATCCAAAAATTTCTGTTTTTATGAAAGTAAAATGTTATTTTGGGCGATTTGTACACATGTGTATGGTCGCTATGACAGCGTGTATGGTGGGATGTAGTGACAATGATGAACCTGTAGTTCCTCAGCCTCCTACCCCGGATCCTGACAATGGCGAGGTATCCTTTGTCATTGACAATGAAAACGGCAGCGGAACCGGAACAACCGATTCTCCGGCCGAAGTTGAAAAAGGTGAAACGCTTAATATGGTCATAAGCCAGAAAAGCAAATACACCGACTCTGACGGAAGCGTATTCGAGTGCGAGCTAAAAGCTACAATAGAGCTTTTTGCCAAGCTTGATACGGTATATGTAAAAGACAAAAATCAATTAACCAGCGTACAAGAAAAACCGGAAGTAACCTCTTCTCAAAGCGGAACCAACCCGATTCGCAATGCAATTAACCAAAAGTTCCTGATTGGAGAGCAATATGTCAATTTCGATTTGGCATATGAAATCTACAACTATGTCAATAAGGCAGAAGAAACCATTGAAATGCCTTATATCAAAGTGAATCAGGCAAATTTTGGCAGTTCCAATGCAAACGAGGAAACCCCCGAAACAAAAGCCCGGTCGGAAACACTACAGCCCGTTGTTACACTGAAAGCTTTGCCGCAAACCAGAGCCACAGTCAGCGACACGGTTTTATACGAAGTCAATGTCCGGTTTAATCTGGATATTGAAAGTATGAATGCCAAAACGGAAAATAAGCAGACTCTTGCTTTTTCTGTTAATTATCTTGGCGCCGTGGTGACAACGACCGATGTGCCGGATCCGGAACCCGAACTTGTGAAAGTCGAGTATCGGACGGATTATATTTGGGAGGAAGCGCATGACAATCTGCCTCTGTTGTATTATGCTATCGTTTATCGTGACAGGTATTACCGCCATAGCGATGGTCGAGAAGAAATATTGACAGACAGATTTGTTGATAATGGGCATATGGTAGGCTCTTCTGCGCTTATTGATCCGGTAGATTTTTTCCCCGGCCGTCCAGAATGGATAGAAGATGAAATCATTTATGATAAATATGAACAATTTGTAAATGACAGCATATGGTCTTTTTATCATTCAACGTTTGTTCCTGATTTAACAAAATTAAGAATAGGAGAGACCTTTGATGATGGTTTTACAGGAAGTGCTCCGGGAGAATGGGAAAACTATGTTATCAGCAAATTATATTCTGAATCTCTTAATTTACCGGATAATCCATCATCGGATTCTGATAATAAATGGGAGAATGCATCTGGACAAACCGGGTGGTATTTCATAGATACGACGCATCAACTTCGCTATCTTATTTATTATGGTGATACCTGGATAGCCCGACCGACGTTATTAGTTCGCTTTTATGATCAGTGCCTTGTTATTGATGGAAAGCGCATTACATTTTTAGACCATCTTCCCGAACATACATGGAATTCCTATGTAGAAGATGTTTCGGGGCCTGGGAAAAAATTTGTTTACGAATGTAAGACAAAATTTCTGGGACGAAATTTTTACATTTCTGCTGAGGAAACTTTTTATCAAAAATAAAGCTGATTTTTCTCTACGCTAAATCTGAACAGCCATTACCCCTTATGGGTAATGGCTGTTTTTTTCCAAAAATCATACTGTTAAATTAAGTTTTTATATGTATGCACATTCACATTGAGTTCCGTTAGGATATCTGCAGTCTGAATTATCACATTCGCATTTTGCACAATTTGGATTACCTGGATCTCTTATTATTACCGCTGGTCTGACAAAACAATCAGCCATGGAAAAGTCATAGAAATATCCAACTCTACAAGCAGGATAACATTTTGTACAGGTTCCGCCACAGCCATCTGATACAGTATGTGAGCCATAATAACAATTATTTTCATCCGTACAAGAAGGTTTACATTCATCTTTTTTGCAAACTGTTCCGTGATAAATGCCTCCAGCACCGGTACCAGTGGAAGAATAACCATTTTGGCATCCTGTTGCTTTGTAACATACAACTCCGGAAACTGTTCCGGTCGCAGAACCTACGGTAAAATAAGTATCATTCGGCTTTTCAAGGTAATATCCGCTAGGACAAGCTGCTTTGTAGCATCTGCCGCCAGAGGAAGACATTACTGAAACCGTATAATTTTGCGGTGTCTGACTCAACCGGAAACTTTTGTCGTTTGCAGAAGAAGCTGTGATTGATGTTAATGTCCGAGAGGTCGCCATACTGTCAATAGTGTTAATTTCTGAAAGTGTTTTTTCGGCAGAAAAAACTACCGCTCCGCCTGGGGCATCAAAATATACATAATCCCCGCTTGGAGCTGATGAAGACCAGCCAGAAGCGCAAGAGCAGGAAATGTGACAGTTAAATCGTTCACTACAAGCTATATTTTCTGATTGAGTCGTTTTTTCATCAAAAACATTGTCGAATCGGCTTGAAAGGCTCTGTCCGGAACTGGTTGCACCGGATACATAAGAGTTATTATCGCGCTTACCCCAAAAACAACCCATTTCCCCTTTCCGTTGCTTAAAGGTTCCTTTGAAGATGTGTCGGCAAAAGGATAAAATAAACCTTATGGCGGCATTCTTGCTGCTGCCGCATCTTAAAATTTAATCATCCAGATAAAGATGCCGTTCCCTTATGAACTGTATCCGAAGGCAAAAGAAACGCATTGCTTGA